AACGCGCCCGCACTTGCACTCTAACAATGTGATATGCGACCCACTCGCGAAACCAAAATGACAACTGTCTTAAAATCAAACCGTTGGAAATCAGGACGTGAACGCCGGAAGCGATGGAGTTTCAATGCTTGCGCCAAGCGGGAGCGCAACCGTTTGGAACGCGCAGCGTCGCCAGTTGAGGAATTGCCGGCGTTCAAATTACCCAAACTGCCGCACATCAAAGCGGATTTGAAGGTGCGAATTACGCGGCGTGATGGCGGCACAGTCAATTTCACATTGCATGAGTATTGCGGAAAGTTGATTGGTCAAAATGTCAACATGACGCCAAAACAGTTTGGTCGAAAACTTGGTGACATTTTTGAACTATGGATGCACTCATGAAAGTCACAACCTTTCTTCTCTCACTGGCTGTTGGCTGGACGCTGGCGTGCTGCCTTGAAGCGTATTGGACACACGAACGTCGCGTGTTAATCGAACAGACCGGAGCGGTGTGCGTGGATCATCCAACGAATTACGTTGTGATTTCGCCGCGTTAATAACATCCGACATTTCAACCCATCGGCCTAAAGCTGATGGGTTTTTTATTTCTTTTTAATCGGAAGCGTCTGCCGCAATCCTGGTATTCCAACCTCAATGTTTTGTTTCAATCCAACCGGCTTTCGCGCAGTTGTATCTTCAAACGTTATGCGTTCCATATATTTCCTATTTGTTAATTGGTTAATTACTTTCAACACTCACACTCCAAGGGGATTAAGCTGTAAATCAATAGGTTGTGAACATGGCTGAAAATAGTTTGAAATAGTTGGTTGCGGAATGTGGGAATTGTGCGAAAGGTTGGGCGTGTCAGTTTCGAGTCTGAATTTTATAGATATGCCGTCCGTCTTTTTAGGCGGATGGCAGAAACACAGCGGAACCGACACACAATATGGCTCGCCTCGATTAGACTCCGGGGCGGGCCTTTTTGTTCTTTGAACGTGTGCATCGCGTGAGCCGTTGTCGAATCCTCGGCCACACAAAAATCCCTTAATCGGGGTAGGCTTGGAGTAATCCAAGTGAAATTAAAAACCGCCGCTGGCGTTGACTCTTAAACCAGTCAGCAAGCGCAGTTGAATGAAACCAGGTTAGCACCGCGCCGCCCTAAACCTGTTTGAAAGAACATTCCTGCCGCTAACAAATGCGCTCTAACCGTTCAAAGTCCTAGCAATCCGCCGAATCAAAAGGCTTGGCGGTTTATTTCCAAAATCAAACACTCTTGACACATCTCGTTTCCCGTTGCAATTTGCCAGCGATGAAAGCTCCGCCATTTACCCGCGAAAACGCCCGCGACATGCAACGCAAAGCGGTTGAATCCCGACGATTGCGGGAAGAAGCAAAAAACAATTTGCTCGCACAATTCAGCGCAATTACCCCCGACCAAACACGCGTTGCGATAACTAAGGCCCAGTTAGACGCTATTGACATGCGACTGAACAACGCGATTGCAAAGGGCAATCTGCTCGTGGTTGACATGCTGGCCGACATCAAAAAGAAGCTCTGGCCGCTGGTTCAGCCCACACAGGGCGCAGTCAAGTCCCGTCAATCTCGCCAGCCGACGGCCTCGGTTGAGCCGCTGACACCACAATGAAATATGCGGCAAATCAAACATTTTCCGAAAATTCTGCGATAGTTATTCACAATCTAGTAAGCTGCGTTGATTCAATAAGATAGACAAGCGGCGATTAAACATATTGGTTCAATCCTATCCTTAATTACTAGTGCTATTGTGGTGTCCCGATTGGCTGACGGTAAGCATTCTTTTTTATCTCCAGGAGCCGACCCCACCCACGCGACGCCGGCACACCCCTTTTCGTTAGGAGTCACGTCATGCGTAAAACCCCTCTTTGATACAGCCTCACTTTTCCACTCAATATATCTTGACGTGTGAACTTTAATTATGGTATTGTCTGGTCATGGAAAAACGAAACGTCGGTCGGCCATTTGGAACCTTCAAGGGGGCGTTCTCGCACAAGCGACACCCGCTTTACAACAAGTGGATTGGGATGCGGCAGCGGTGCAGCAATCCGAAAAGCCACATCTGGAAATACTACGGTGGGCGCGGGATTATTGTCTGCGAGCGGTGGAACAACTTGGCGACCGGGTTTGAGAATTTTATCGCCGACATGGGTGAGCGTCCATCATTGGGCCATTCGGTTGAGCGGATTAACAATGACGGGAACTACGAGCCGGCGAATTGCAAGTGGGCGACAGCGGAGGAACAATGCCACAACCGCCGGAAACAAACTCTGAATCCCAAGCGGCCAAACACGCTCTGGCAGAAATGCAAGCGGGCGGGGATGCCTTATTTGCAAGTGCGGTGTCGCGTGGTGAAATTGGGGTGGAGCGAGCAGGAGGCGTTGTCCACGCCTATAAACCGCCATCATCAGGCGGCTTCCACCCTGCCAACACTGGAAGGGTTTGTGCCGCTGCCTGAATCCGCTTTCCAGAAAATCGTTTGACAGTCAGTTCTACGATGCTAGCGTATAACTGTTACATGGTTTGTGTGGGGCCGGGTGTTTTCAGCGTGCTGCAACCGCGTCTTTCGCCCGGCCCTCTTTATGATATGACACCTCACCAATGGTCAACGGTCAGCACGAATCTGCTGGTGATCTGCGCCTCGGTATGGCTGTTTTCGATGGCTTGGAAGAATTTTCGGAAATAATCGTTGACAGTCGGGATGGAGTTTGATTTAATGCAGTCGCTGGAGCAATCCAGCCGGTGAGTAGAAACCACCGTGAAAATGATACGACGTGAATAACAACCATCAAAATTTCAATGCGCTCGCTGGTGCCATGGGTAGCTTCAAGCCCTCGGCCTGTCGTCCCGTTTCTACATCGGCGGGCGCATTGAGGATTTGGAGGTTCGCATGACTGAATCTGAATATCACCACCACGCCGAGCAGATGGAGGCCGCTCGCGTTGAGTTTGGGTCGGTTTGGAAGCAATTCCTTGAGGCCCATCCAGAAATCTTGACCGGCTGCCCCAATCCGGCTGTTTTTATCGTGGCCGAGCGGGACTGCTGGTTCACTTTTTTAGCAGGAAAAGGGCTTTTGAAGTGAAGCCGCCGGCCTTCCAATTCTACGCAGACGACTTCCTTGGGGGCACGATGACCATGAATCACGAGGAGCGCGGCCTTTACATCCTGATGCTTTGTCTGCAATGGACACAGGGCGGAATCAAGTCGGCAGATTTGCCCCGTCTTGCTGGAGCCATGGCACAGCCATCGGTTGACCATGTGATTTCCAAGTTTAAGTGTGGCCCCGACAGGGTGTATCGGAACGAAAGATTGGAGAAAGTTAGGGGGTTGCAGCAGGAGTTTTCTAAAAACCGTTCAGAATCAGGTAAATCCGGTGCTGCAAAGAGATGGCTAGGCCATGGCACAGCCATACAACAGCCAATGGCAAAAAATGGCTCTCCATCTCCTTCTCCTTCTCCTATAAAACCCCCTACCCCCTTTCAGGGGAATGGAGAGGATTTGAACGGGAGGGAAAAGTCCGTCTTTGTCCCCACGGAAACAATGCTGCGGTTTGGCAGGATTTTCAGATGTAGGGTTACAAAGGTGTGGGACAAGAAGGAATTGAAGGCGTTGAGGGAAATCGAGCCGGTGGACGAAGAAGATTTCAGGGTGATTGAAAAATACTACACAGCCAAGATTCCTGCTGATAAAGATTATCGCCGAAAAAACTTAATCGTGCTGCTGAACAACTGGAACGGCGAGGTTGACCGCGCCAGAAACTTTAAGGTTCCATCAATCCTATGACCAAGAATGTCCATTGCCAATGGTGCGAGCAGGATGTGGCCGCTGGATTGCACATTCAATTCTTCACCAACGGCTCGACAAATTTTCTATGGGTTTGCTCCCATTGCAAGCGTGGGAATCCAACGAAAGACCGTGAGCAGTTTATTTCCAAGGAAAAAGTGCTGGCCCGCCTGTCGCCCGCCGAGATTTCAGCCCTGCCGATTTTGATGCCACAATTTTACAATCGTTGCGTGGTATGCGGGGATAGGGATTGCGAACTTCACCATTGGTCGCCGCGTGCCATTTTTGGAGCAGAGTGCGAAAACTGGCCGAAAGACTATCTCTGTAAATCCTGCCACGCCAAATGGCATAAAATTGTCACCCCTCAACTCGTAAAATCCAATGTCTAAAATCTTCATCCCGCCCAAGACGCAGGAAAAGCTGAACGCCAGCCATCCCAAGGGGACACGTCATCAGGCCAAGATTGACATTGCCCTGCCGCTGCTTGGCAACGGATTGTCCCCGCTGGCGGTCGAGCAGACCTTGGTTGATAAATTTCCCGAAGCCACGCTGGGAGAAATCCAGTCGGTGATTCGCTGGTGTCTGGAAAGAAACCCACAACCGTCAGGGCTGTCAAACACCACCACCAACCGTCCGCATTATCAAATGCGGCCACCGACCCCAAAGCCGGACGCAGTTCAAAGGACGCACGCCGAGCAATGTGACTGGTGGTTGAACGGCAAGAAAACCACGCCCGAAGAATTGCAGGCGACCAGCCCAATCCAGTTCAAGGGAACCGGCTCCGAGGAGTTGGTGATTTTCTTTGAACAGCTTTATCAGCCCGCCGACAAGCTGAACATTGTTTGCAAGTTCACACTGAACAAGGACGGCAAGGCCAACCCGTCCGGCGCGGGAAAAACCATGACCCGCAACGACTGGTGCGATTACATCCAGAAAACCGGCGTGCCGCAGTCCGAGGCCGGCGCATGGCTACGAATGAATCCCTGCCGCGAAGGGAGCGGTTCAGGCGGGGCCATCACTGACGCCGATGTGACCGCTTGGAAATTCATGCTGCTGGAATCCGATGACGTTTCCTGTGAAACCATGATTGCGCTTTTCCAAAACTTGAAACTGCCGATAGCCGCCATCTTCAAGACCGGCGGAAAATCGGTTCACGCCTGGGTGCGACTGGAAAGCGAAAGTGAAGAAGCCTACATGACAAGCGTGAAGCGAATCATGGAATTGCTTGAGCCGTTCGGCGTGGACAAATCAAACAAAAATCCCTCGCGGCTGTCGCGCCTGCCATCGGCACATCGTAAAATCCAATCCCACGGCGACGGGATTCAGTCATTGCTTTACCTAAACTCCAACTGCAAGCCCGTCGCCGAATCCGACATTGTCGAACTGGAAGCCCGCCTGACCATGCCGATGTCCGACGAGCGGCCCATGCTCGCCCTGACGCATCAGGCGATAAACCGCTACGAGGAACTTTTCACCAATCGCGGCAAGCTGGGGGTGCGGGTCGGCTGGCAAAACTTTGACCATGACACCGGCGGATTCAAACCCGGTCAACTTACGGTGATTGCCGCCGAAACCAACAAGGGAAAATCAACGACCGTCCTGAACATGATTCACGGCGCAATCACCCACGGCCACGGCGTTGCGTTGTTCACCCTGGAAATGGACAGGGAGGAAATCATGGACTTGATTATCGCCCGCCATTGCCGCATCAACCGGAACAGTTTCAACACCGGCTATTTCCATGAGAATGATTTTCAAAAAATAACCGCCAACCTTTCGGAAATATCAAAACTGCCGCTCTGGATTTTCGATGACGCCAGCCTGACGGTGATGGAGATTGAAAAACGTGTCCGGCTGTTGAAGTCTGAAAACAAGATTCAAATGGTGGTCGTGGATTATGTGCAAATCGTTTCCCCAGCCGACCCGCGCAGCCCGCGTGAGCAACAGGTGGCGGAAATCGCCCGCGCCATCAGAATCCTTGCCAAACAAACCAAGCTGCCATTCATCATTCTATCTCAATTAAACGACGATGGAAAACTTCGAGAATCCCGCGTTGTCGGCCATGAAGCACATAACGTCATCCAGCTTGAGCCAAGTGAAGAAAATGATTTGATAACCATGAAAGTAGTGAAAGGCCGGCGAATTATGAAAAAGGAATACGAACTCGATTACGAGCCGGAGTTTGCATTGCTCACCGAACGGCCACAATTCAACGGCAAAGACGTTCCCACAAACCACAACGATTAAAAATTGTGAGTCAAAACCAAGAAGCAAAAGTCTATGCGCCAGCGAGCGCGAAGCAGGTAACATTTCAATCTGGAAAGTCCATTTTGAAACTCGGCGTCAACGTGGAAAAGTTCATCGTGTTTCTGAACCAGCACAAGAACGCCAAGGGCTACGTCAATTTTGGCATCAGCGAACGAAAGGAAGTTTCGCAATACGGCGAGACGCACACGGTATGGCTCGACACATGGCAACCAAGCGGTGCGCCTTCCGAACCATCCAAGCCGAGAGCAACCGCCCAGCCAAAAGCCAAACCTTTGACACCGGAAGAAGCTGACGATGTTCCATTTTGAAAACACGAAAACGACATCCCCACCGGACACAATAGCTGATGAAACGCGACCCTAAAAAATATCCCCGCCGCTGCAAGTCGCCGCGCTGTCGTGGACATGTCGCGTCGAAGGGCTGCCACTCACCTTATTGTGCCAAGTGCAAAATCCGCCACTGGAACGAGCGGCATCCGTTGGAGCGCGCCTTTCACAACCTGCGCTCACACGCCAGGGAGCGTGGTAAGGATTTCTCGCTGACGATTGAGCAGTTCAAAGAGTTCGCGGATAAAACAGATTACATGAAGCGCAAGGCGGAGGCCGCTGATAAAATGTTCGCCAGCTTGGTTGCATTGATGAACAACGAACTGAAAATTGAAAACGAAAACAAACACACAAAAAAACAGGAGAATCCATCATGGCTATAATTGACCAAAAAATAACGGAGAAATATGCGCTGTATAATGCCGACTGCATCGAAGTCGGAAATTCATTGCCGCCGGATAAAATCGGCATGAGCATTTACTCGCCGCCGTTCGGCGGGCTTTACAACTATTCCAGCGACGAGCGCGACCTTTCAAACTGCCAAGACTATCAGGAATTTTTCAAACATTACAAATTCGTCGTTGAAATGGTGGAGCGCATCACCATGCCTGGGCGCATAACGGCGGTGCATTGCATGGATGTTCCCGGCAAAGGGAACGGCGAAACGGCCCGCATGGGTTGTGGTGCAAACGCTGGAACCGGGCTGATTGATTTTCCCGGCGACATTATCCGGCTGCATGAGCAATGCGGATTTCAATTCGCCGCGAGATATGCGGTTTGGAAAGAGCCGCTTGGCGTCCGGCTTCGCACGATGGCAAAAGGATTGGCGCACGCCCAAATTGTCGAGGACAGTTCGGTTTGCGATGTGGCGTCGGCGGATTATCTTTTGATGTTCCGCAAGGAAGGCGAGAACAAAATTCCTGTGGCGCACCCAACCGGATTGCAAAACTACGCCGGTTCACGCCAGATGCCGGCTGAATTGCAGGAATATAAAAACTGGAAAGGCAAGCAGACCAAGAACCGTTATTCGCATTGGATATGGCGTCAATACGCCTCGGCGTTTTGGGATGATGTTAGAATTGGCCGCGTTTTACCTTATAAAGAATCACGCGAGACTAATGACGAAAAGCATGTCCACCCATTGCAGCTTGACGTGATTGAGCGCGCCTGCGTCCTATGGTCAAATCCTGGTGAGATTGTGTTCACGCCGTTCATGGGTGTCGGCAGCGAAGTTTATGGGGCGGTTATCAATGGGCGCAAAGGTGTCGGCGTTGAATTGAAATCGTCGTATTACAAGCAGGCGGTTCGCAACCTTGAAAAAGCATCATCCGATACGAATGTTGGACAGGCTGACATTCTGAAACCATGAAACCCCTTCACCGCCTCTGGCTTTTCCTCACCAAACCCGCCGGACTGGTCGCATGGCTCGGCACAGGATGCCGCCATGTGACGCAGCAGGAGGCTCAAGGACGCTCCGAAACGTGTTTTGGCTGTCCCGGCAACGTCCAGACCGGAAAAGTGCATGAAATCGCCGTCCTGACGCTAAAGCGGCGGCTTGGGCTACATGTGGCGGGGGAGGAGAAGCTGAAAACGTGTTCGGGATGCGGTTGTCCGCTGAAAATCAAGGTGTGGGTCGGCTACGAACACATAAAATCGTATCAATCCACGCCGGAAACCGAGAAATTGATGGAATTGAACCCGTTTTGTTGGCAAATCTAGAAAATAACCGCTGACGGGTCGGGAACTTCTTGGGAAGTGAACTCAACCCCTTCGGCCTCGGCCTCGTGAACCTCTTTAATCAGGTGGACAAATTCCTCGGCGTCAATCTCGACCGGCTCGTTTTTGATTATCTCGAAATTTTCCTTCAAATTTTCAAAGGCGTCCTCAATGGTGTCGCCAATTCCGCAGATGACGCCAACCTCGTCCGTTTTTCGGGTTGGAAAATGATATAATCCATCGCGCTTGCAGTAGTGATACAGCTTCACCATTGATTCGATTTCTTCGGGGACGGAAATAACCTTCCATGCGTCAATGTCGCCCTTGTAGTGCAATGTGGCCTCAAGCGCAAACTTCGCCGCCCATTCAGGTTCGATTAAAATTCCATTCGCGCCGTTCCAGATGACATCCGGCATGTTTGTGCAGGTAGTAAAAAGATGCTCGCCCGTCTGTCCCGGCAATCGCATGGTTGGGTCAATGAAATATGGAACTCCATCGGCAATTCGGATTTCCGTTGCGATGTGGTTGCGATATTGGAACTTTTTCAGCAGGCCGGAAATCGCCTCATTGATTTCGCGCACGGCTTCGGGGAGTTTGTCGTATTCCAACAATGAGCCGAGATAAAGTTTGTTCTTTTGCTCATAGCCTTGGAATGAAGATGACGGAAACCCGCCGTCCACACACCATCCGTCGTATCCGATTTCAACCTGACTATCAATTTCGTCCTGAACGATAAATTCGATGTCGTTTTGAACACCGCCGAAATCAACTTCCATCGCCTCAAGTTTTCGGCGGCTGTGTTCGTAGTCAATGTGCTTCCACGTTTCCATGTTGGCGCGAAATCGGTTAATTTTCACCCATTTGTTCTCAACCTTTTCGAGATGCTTCGCCAGATTATCCAGCCCGACAATGGGAACGTAAGGCACGACGGGCAACCCAAGGCTTTTAATCTCGTCCAGAAAGTCGGTGCGGGAAAGCTCAAGACCGTCGGCTCCGTTTGAACCCCAAACCGCCCTCCCCATGCTGCGAAGGAGTTTTTGTTCGCTCCGAAATCCTATATCAGGGAAAATATGCAAATCAATTTCTTCAATTCTTTCGGGGTCAAGCGGGTCGTTCAGGCGTTCAACAAATTCAAGTCCGGTTCCGATGCAGCATTTTTTTACGTCCCGAAATTCCTCCTCAAACGGCGAGTAGTAATACGCTTTCTTGCAAACCCGGCCCATCATTTCAGCCATTGAAATAAACGTGCCATAATCCCAGATACAGCAAACAATGTCCTCAACTGGTTTCATTAGAGTTTTGAAAGACGCGAATCATACGGAGACCAATCCACTTGAAGAACGCCCGCCAAAATCCTTTCAATCGCCGTCGCGTAGTTGTGGGGAACTTTGTAGGGCGCGTCAACCTCATCGCCCGCGTTCAAATCAATCGTGTGTTCGGCCTGATATTTGGAATCAAATTCATCCACCTGCGCGACGGTAATTCCCAGATGTTTGCACATTGCCGCCTCGGTCGCTTCATGGATTGCCAGCAAGGTTTGCTCACGCCAGTCGCCAACTTCATGCGCGACTCGAACCTCAAGGTTGCCATCGGCGTCAAACCACCAATCGGCTCCGGTGAATCCTTTTCGCGCCGGAATCATTTTGTTGGGAACGATTTTAATGCTGATATTCACGATTCTTTTCCGGTCTTTTTGTAAAGCGGGTCGCGCTTCAACTTTTCTTGACGGTCGTATTCTCTTTTGGTCAACCGTGCTTTTTTATTCCGCTCAAAATCATCGGATACCAACTGCTTTGAGTAATGCACCGGCACAGCATTTATGAATGGCGATGCGTCACTCATTCCTCAAGCGGTTTCTTCGCCTTCTGTCGTCCCATCTCCGCAATCGCGGCGACATCCTTGCGCTGTTCGGTTCTGGTAAGATTGGTGTCTTTGTGTCGCCGTTTCTGAATGTCGGCCAGTTCCTTCTGGTGAATCTTCTGCGCGGTTTCCGCCTGCTTGCCCTGGAGCTTCGCGGCAGTCGTCGCTTGGATGGCCTGAATCTTGGCCTGCGTTTCCGCCGCCATGCCGTTGCCATTGCCGTTCTGTTTCGCCATCTGCTGTTGCATGGCAACCTGCAATTTCTTGATTTCGTTGTTCAACTGGCTCAACTCATGGCTGAACTGTTTGAACAGCGGTTCGTTTCCGGTGTCGCCTTTCATACCGCCAACCAGTTTTCCGAGATATGCGGCGACATTTTTCAGCCCGCTCAATTCCATCGGCGTCGGCACTTTGGTTGTCTGTTCGATGCGGGCGATATAACCGCCGGAATATCCGAACAGGGTTTGAATCTGTTGGATTGGATTCAATCCTTCAGGAATCTGCGGAGGCAATCCGAGCATCATCGCGGGGAACGCGGCGGCTGCGGCGGCTGCGGCATCGGAAACCTTTTGCGTCGTCGCCTTGACCCATTCCTTTGCGCGGCGTGTGCCGACCATTTGGACGGCGGCATCGTGTAACGCGGCGGATTGCGCGGTCGGATCGAGCATGGGGCGAAGCTGCAAACAGTTTTGCGCCTCAACCATCGCCATCGTCGGATTACCGCCGCCCAGCGGCATGTTGATTTCAACGCGCCATTTTGAGACATCCAACCAAGCCTTGTCGTAGCCCTCTTTCTTAAACATCTTCTGAAATGCAATCACATCCTCGTCATCGGAGTTTTCGAGGCAGAACCGCCGGCAAATCTCCTGACACGCGGTTTTCTCAAATGCCTTTGCCAAAAGCATGATGCCCGACAACATGGCGTTGTTCTGTTGAACTTTTACGCCCGTCTCAAATGCGGTCTGTTCCCGCGACGTGCCGTTGTCGAGACTTTGGGTGTAAGCCGTGGACATTTCCGATTGAAGCTGCTTGGTCTGTGCCATCATGCCATCAACGAGATTGGCGTCAACCTGCCAGCGTTCGTTGTTCGGAACGAATGAAACCCCCGGCTTTACGACGCCGAGATTTTGGAACACTTGAATTTGAGCGCGCGCCTTGTCAACGGGGTCGGTGACGCGGAGTAAAATGTTGAACTGGTCAAGTGTGTGTTGCAGCAACCGGCAGCGGGTGAAGTCCGTCCAATAACACGGCTCAAACAAGGCGAATCCGAGTGATCGGACGGAATGATACATCAACGGAGCCTTGTTGTTCAAATCGCCAAACTGGACATGCAGGATTTGACGCCACGAATCCGCAATCGCGCCTTCGCTCTGGCAGACGAAATCATCCTCGGAGTCAGGATTGGAAAATCCCGAAGCAATATCGGGAACGACTTTCAATTCCCATTTCTTTTTCTCGTTCTGAAAATAAAAGTGCCAGAGATTGATTGTCGGCATCGCATCACCATCCCAATATCCGGCGTTTTGCTTGCGAAGTTCCTCAAACTTTTCCGGCTCCGAATCCCAATTATAATTGTTTGAGGCCATCGTTGTATTGCACTCCTCGACATTTTTAAGCAGCGAGGCAACGGCATCCGTGTTCCATTTCCATTTGCCCTTCACCTTGGAAAATGCCTTGCGTGAAAGTTCGCCCGGCGTGTAGGGAATCCGAATCGCAAACCACGTCAGATTTCGGAAGCTCAATTCGGTGTCCGTCGCAATCCGTAAATCCTCGATGGCAACCGTGCGGGGAACCCATGAATAGGCATCATCCCACATCATCGGGCCGATGCCGTGCGCGGCAACAGCTTTCCACTTGGAAAAATGCACCATGAAGTATTCCATCTGGCGAGAACCGTCCTTCATCAGCTCGTTGATCGTCTCGGTGATAAAACCGCCGATGTCAGCGCGGATTTCTTCGGGAGCCTTGGGGACGGAAACGGTGAAATAAGTGTCCTGCGAAGTAAAATTGGTGAGAAACTGTCTCGCGGCGTTGGCGAGCGTAATCATGAACTCGCCCCAACGGTTGTAAATCTTCATGCCGATGCGCTCGGCTTCGTCATCGGGCATCAGCGGCTCGTTGTTCGCCGCCTTGTTTATCAGGACGCGGTTTTTGCCACGGTCGTATTCAACGGTGTCGCCCGCGCGAATTGTGTCGAGGCATTTTGATGCTTTACTCCAATCACTCATGATGTTTTAGAAGGTGTGCCGCAGGAGGCACAGGGTTTTTTGATAAAGGGGTGGTCGGAGTGAACGGAGAACCATGAGTTTTCACACTCGCGGCAGAAATTTGGATTGTTGAGCAGTCGCGCACAGGTGAACACATCCACATCTTCAAGGGACTCGACAAGACTGGCACGCGGAAGTTTGTTGGCGATGCGAAACGAACTGACAGCTTTCGCGACTTCCTCAACCATTGGGTTCGCGTCAAATGTATGGACGATGCCAAATGTCTGGACATAATAATAATTGCCGGGAATCGGTTGCCGGAATGATTTAAGAATGAACATAACTTAATGTTTTAGCAAACCCGACTTAATTGCTTTATCCCATTCATTTGCCTCGGTGTCAAAGTAATTATCGTCGGCGGTTGTGGATTTTATATCACGTCCAAGCCGGATAATTTGAAACCCAAGTCTTCGCGCACCCTCGACTCCAATCATCACATTGTCAAAAAGGTCAGGGCTTTTGCCAAGCCGCTTTTTCATTTCATCTTTTGGCTCAACCTCAATCTTGGCTTGATTGTTCCTTGTGAATTTCCGTGACTGCCCTTCTTTTATGGTTTCCAAGTCCAGATTTCTAATCTGTTGCGATTCGATTGCCTCCCGAACGCTAAACCATCCCTCGGAAACGAACTTCGTGTAATGCTCGTCGCACCGCTTTAATCTTAGCTTGCCATTTTCTTCAACGAACAAATCAAATCTTACCGGCCTTTTTGTCGGCTGCTGACCAGAATCAATCGGAACCGGACACCTTGCACCCATTATTTTCGCAAATGCAAACGATAAGGTTCCCCGGCCAAAACTATCGAAGTAGCAATTCTCGTAGGGGATGGAAAGCTCGTCCATTCGAGCCTTCACATATTGAGCAATCTGCTCCTCCGGCTCGCCGATGTTTATTTTAATTGGAATGACTTCTGGTTCGCCAATTCGCAACCGCTCAATTCCATCACCACACTCCCCCATTTCAATAACACGGCCAACGCATCTGTCACCAAGGCCGTAGGCTGGGTCTAGCGCATATAATTTAACCCGTGGTGTTCCCTTCCAGATTATTTCTTCCAACGCATGATTTTTTTCGCAGAATCCTTTTGTGAGAACGCGCCAGATGTCCATTCCCTTGACTGGCTTTCCGATACATTGAGAATACCACTCCCAAGAATCAACACCCTTTGTTTTAGCAACGCCGTCCAGCTTCTTCTTGCTGATTAGGTATTTATATTTAGGCTCCCCTGGCTGGTCAAAATTTGGAGAATCTCTTCCATCCAGCGCGATTACAAATGCGTCGTAAAATCTACTTTTCCACGTCTGTGTTTTGCCAGAGTCAACAAAGGAGTCCCATCCATCAATAGGTTCAGCGGCAATTCCGAGCGGGTCGTCGGTTTCCATGAAGTTTCCGGCCATCAACCCCTTGAAATCCTCTTTGCCATACCAGTTAGCGTAAGCGTTCAAGAACGCCTCGGACATTGCTGGAATTTCGTCGCCACAGTGGCGCAGTCGCGGGGCTTTGATTCCGATGTATGGCGCAAGACCGGAAACAACGCCGCCGGTTTTGCACGGAACAACAATTATGCCGCGCTTCAAAGAACGAGCAAGCTCATGCTCCTCGTCAATCGCATCCGACGTGATGGTTTTTAGATAATCAATCGGGTTTCCGGCCAAATCATGTCCAGCCCGAATCCCACGATTAAATAAATCTTTGATGTGTCCCCAAATTCTCAATTCCGAGCCGCGGCCCTCGGTTGTGGAAACAAGCCAAAGTGTTTTGTCTGGAAAGCACCAATAATCGGCCAAAACAATCTTCGACATCGTGTCTGTTTTTGACGAATCGGAGCAGCCCATTATCACCGTGATGTCGTTTTCACAAAATGCCCGCAAAACCAAATCCGACCATCGGTGCTGGTCATCCTCCGGCCAAACTATTTTGAAAAACTCCTTGTAGTGGTAAAAAATTGAGCGGCCATTTGCTAACGCAAACGCAGCCCCTTTCTGAATCATGTATTTCTCAATGGCAAGGTCGCTCGCGCCGTCGGGCCATGAAAAATTATATTTTTGCTTTGGCATTTTGATTGGTCATATTTTGAATTTTACATTCAATCGCACGCTTCACGCTTAATGCGTCTCGCATGACCGCTTTCGATGAAAACCTTAACACAAACCAGCCGAGGGAGATTAAAAATTTGTCCTTTTCGGCATCTTTTGATTTTTGTGATTCCCAATCGTGATAACTTCCGTCAACCTCAACCGCCAGCTTAATGTTTGGAAACGCAACGTCAATTTTGTATAGGTGGGCTGCGTTTTCAAATTTAGAACTTCTTCCAGTGTTGACTTGAAAATTGTGAATCGCATTTGGAAAAATCGCCAGCAACACGGATTCTGATTTCGTTGGATTTTCTGAATTGTATTTCTTCCAACCGGGGATAAAATTCTTTTTTCCCATCTTCACGCGGCGGTCGTGTTCTTTTGGGTTTCTCCTTATTCCTTCACTAATTGCCTTTCCGCACGCCACCAAATCTTTTCCGGCTATCATTTTTCTGACAATCTCCGGCTGCTTCATTTTCCAAATGGCGGCACATGATTTACCGCAAAAAACACCCCTCGCATCCTTTGGAATAAAAACTTCACCACACTCCCTGCATGATTTTTTGTATTGCGCTAACTCACAAGGCTCCGAACAAAATTTCCGGTTTGGATGACAGTGAGGCATCGGTCTTTTGCAAGAAGCGCAATTCTTCATTGCCTTATATTAAGCGAGTTGTGAATGTATTTCAACACATTTTCACATCGCAATTAACAATTCCGCTTGCGCTCCATTGTGTCGAGAACTAAAGTTGCCCCGTAATGATAAAACGCCAACCAAACTGATTTATGAGTTGCCAACCACAAGTCGTCGTTAATGTTCC